CTATTCCTCTTCCGTCACCGCCCGCACCCGCATCACGGCCCAGGCGCGCTTCAGGTCCGGGCTGCGGAATACATCGGCGAACACCACGCCCAGGCTGACCGTGCGCACCCCGTCCGCCGCGATCCGCGCATCGGCCAGTCGCGCTCGCACCGCCGCCGCCACGGCCCGCGCCTCTTCCATGCCGGCGAAGCGGCTGGCGCAGGTCAGGGTCAGCCGGTGCTCGACCCCGCCGCCATCGGCCGCCACCGGCCGGCTTTCGTTACGCCCGACCAGCAGATGCGGAAACGCCGCCTCCTCCGGCGGCTGGTCCCAGATCCGCACCGGATCGCCCAGCAGCGCCCGCAACGCGCCGTCGTCCTTCAGGTGCGCGATCAGCGCGCCCGCCAGCGCCCCTTCGTGATCCTTCATCGCGCCCGCTCCAGCTCCAGCCGTACTCGCCCCGCCTTGATGGGGTCGGGCTCGACGCCTTCGATCCGCCAGTCGGCGCCGCCGAAGCGGATCACCAGCCCCGGCTCCAGCCGCTGGTCTGCGCGCGTGGTCGCCGCCAGGGTCTCGACCCCGCGCGTCACCCCGCCCTCGGTCCGCTCGCGTCGGCGCCGCGCGCCCAGCGCCAGCCAGACGCCGCCCACCGGCTCATAACTGACGACCCGCCCGCCATAGGGCGTCTCCGCCTCGACCGGCCGATGCAGGCCCGCGACCACCTTCATCACGCTCAGGCCGCTCACAGCCGCACCACGCGGTAAGGGGCGATCCACGCCTCGACCGGCGCCGCGCTGATCTCGCCCTCGCCCCGCTCATAGGCGCGCAAGGTCAGCATCAGCACCGCCAGCCGCAGCGGCGCCGGCGAGGTCGAGGTCAGGCTCAACCCCACCTCCCCCTCCACCCGCGCCCGCGCCGCATCGATCAAGGTCTGGATCAGCCCGTCCTCGGCGTCATGCCCGACGCGCAGGAACAGCTTCGCCTCCGTGAGGCTCACGGGTGCGGTCATGGGAATGTCTCCGAAACTGGACATCCCTCTCCCGGCGGGAGAGGGCTTGAGCACACGACCGCTCGCGGTCGTTCTTGTGCGAAAGGGTGAGGGATTACAGCGCCCAACTCGACACCCCGTAACCCCTCACCCGATCGCGCCAGGGCGACGGCTCACGCCGCCGCGCACGGCCTCCCTCTCCCGCTGGGAGAGGGAGAATCTTCAGTCAGCTCGCGGCGAACTTCATCACCTTGATGGCGTCGAAATTCTGCACCCCGCCGCCCACACGCTTGGTCGTGTAGAACAGCACATAGGGCTTGGCCGAATACGGATCCCTCAGCACCCGCACCCCCGCGCGATCCACGATCAGATAGCCGCGCGCGAAATCGCCGAACGCGATCGACAGGCTGTTGGCCGTCATGTCCGGCATGGTCTCGATCTCGGTGACCGGATAGCCCAGCAGCGACGCCGTCTCGCCGGGCCGCGTCGCCGGCGACCAGATGTAGTTCCCGTCCGCGTCCTTGAACTTGCGCACCGCCGAAACCGTGCGCCGGTTCATCACGAACCGCCCGTTGGGCCGGTACTGGGCCTTGGGCGCATAGATCAGGTCAATCAGCTTGTCGGTCGGATTGGTGCTGGCGAACGTCCCCGCCGCGCCCGAGACGACATGGCCGATCTTGCCCCAGACGTGGCTGGCCTCGGCCACCGTCTCATAGGCCAGGAAGCCCTTGGGTTTGTTCACCCCGTCGCCGCCGACGAACGCCGCCGTCTCCTGCGCCGCAAAGGCGTCCTCGACCTCGGCCGCCAGCCATTCGTCCAGATCGATCAGCGCGTCGTCGAGCAAGGATTGCGTCGCCGCCGGACAGGCGTAGAGATCGGCCGACGCGAATTCCAGCAGCGCCAGCGTCGCCGGGTCCGTCTCGGGTCGCGCGGCCGTCTCGGCCACCCAGCCGGCGGTCACGCCCGCCGTCGACACCGGCTTTCGGAACACGCCCGAACCGACCGTGCGCACCGTGGCGATCTCGCGCATCGGGCTGCCCGCCATCAGACGCCGCTCGATGGCCCGCTCCGTCTCCGGCGGTACGACATAGCCGGCCGAGTTCGACGCCGACGACAGGCCCGCCTTGACCTCCAGCCCATAGGACTGACCCGACTTCATATAGCCGTCCCAGGCCGCCTTGGCCTCGGGCGCCGCCGCGACGGCGGGCGGTTCGCCGCCCAGCATCGGCCTGCGCCCCTCGCTCAGCGCCCGATCCAGCCGCGCCTGCGCCCCGGCCACCGCCTGGTCGATCCGCGCCACCTTCTCCTCCAGCAGCGCATCGGCCGACGCCTTCTTCTCGATCTCGTCCAGCCGGGCGTCGTTCGCCCCTTTGAACGCCTCGAACGCGGCCATCATCTCATGCATGGCGGCGCGCGCCTCGGGCGAAGCCGAAGCGGTCTTGGTCTCTTTCATGATTTCTCCGGTTTGAACGACGAAGCCTCGGCCTCATCAAAGTCGGGCGATCTTTCCGCCCTGTCGTCTCAGGCCAGCGGCCTGAATCTGGCTGTCGGCAGCATAGGAAACGTCACCAGCGACACCTCCCACAGCTCGACCCCGCTCAGCACCCGCAACCGCCCTTTGCGCCGCGCCTTCGCCGCGCGGAAGCCGATCGACAGGCCGTCCAGGGCGCCGGCGCGGGCCAGGGCGGCGGCGTAGCGGGCCTCGGGGGACCAGTCTTCGATCCGACCCTCGACCCACAGGCCGCGCTCGTCCTCGACCATCCGGTCCCAGACGCCGACCACGGCGCGGCTCTCGTGCTGATGCAGCATCCGCACCCCACCCGCCCCGCTCCGCGCCAGGCTGTCGGCGAAGGCGCCCCGCGCCGTCACGTCACCGTTCAGATCGGCCACGCCCCAGAGGGAGGCGTAGCCGTGGATCAGAAGCGCGCCCCTCTCCCTCCCCGTCTCGGGGAGGGTGACCGAGCCCGCAGGGCGAGGTCGGGTGAGGGCGGCAAGGCTATTCACGCGCCGAGCCGCATCGCCGCGCCCTCCCCACCCGGTCGCTTCGCGACCACCCTCCCCATGAAGGGGAGGGAGAATGTCGTTGCGCATCACTTCCCCTCCAGCCGTCGTTCGATCCGTTCGACCGCCGCGCGCGTGGCGATCCCCTGCTCCTCCAGCCGGGCCAGGCGTTCGGCGACCAGCCGCTGCTCGCCCACCCGCTGCTCCAGCGTCGCGATCCGCGCCGCCGCCCCTCCGGCCCACACCAGCCCGCCGATCGTCTGGATCAGCAGCGCCGCGATCAGGGCTACGGGGATTTTTCGAATGTCGGTCATCATCACCTTTCTCCCTCCCCGTCCCGGGGAGGGTGGTCGAAGCGAAGCGGAGACCGGGTGGGGAGGGCGTGGCGATGCAAGGCGCGCCTGATCAGCCTTGCCGCCCCCACCCGGCTTCGCCTGACGGCTCAGCCACCCTCCCCATGAAGGGGAGGGAGAGGCGGTCCGCCTATTCCCCCACCCCCGCCATCCGTCGACGCTCCTCGTCGGTCAAAAACCCCGCCGCATTCAGCCGCGCCCACAGCGCGTCGCGTTCGACCTGCAGCGCCGGAATCGCATCCAGGTCCGGCTCGATCCGGCAGTCGGCGAACCGTCCGCCCAGCCAGCCGGTCATCGCCCCGGCCGCCTTGCGCACCAGCGGGATCACCGTTCCGCGCCAGAAGGCGGCGTTGGCCTCGCGATAGTTCGCATAGGTGGCGTCCCCTGGTATCCCCAGCAGCTGCGGCGGCACGCCGAAGGCCAGCGCGATCTCCCGCGCCGCCGCATGTTTCCCGGCGATGAAGTCCATGTCGGCTGGCGTCAGGCTCATCGGCTTCCAGTCCAGCCCGCCTTCCAGCAGCAGCGGCCGCCCGGCGTTGGCGGCGCCCGCATGAGCCTCGCCCAGCTCGGCCTTCAGCGCCTCGAACTGCTCGGCGGTCAGCCGCTCGCCGTCCTTGGCGCCGTAAACCAGCGCGCCCGACGGCCGCGCCGCATTGTCCAGCAGCGCCTTGTTCCAGGCGCCCGAGGCGTTGTGCACGTCGATGGCGAAGGCCGCGGCCTCCAGCGGCGAAAACCCGTAGTGATCGTCCGTCGGGTGAAACAGCTTCAACTGCATCACAGGCGACCAGCCGTCGGTCCGCCGCCCGATCCGTACCGACCGCCCGCCGACCGTATATTCCCACGCCTCGGGCCAGCCCGCGCGCCCCGGAACCACCGTCACCCGGTCGGGCCGCAGCGCCCACAGCTCGTCCGGCGCCCCATCCCCATCCTCGTCGCCGGTCGCCTCCAGATAGGCGTTGCCCGCCGTCTGCAGCGCGCCATAGAGCGCCTCCATCAGCTCCGCTCCCGACTGCTCGGGATTGGGCCTGTCCAGCAGCCGGGCCAGCGGATGCGCCGTCGTCCGCACCCCGCCGGCCAGCACCACCAGAGGCGTCGACGCCGCCGCCTCGGCGATCATCCGCACGCAGCGATAGGCGACCGCATTCTTGCCGAACCCCTCGCGCGCCAGATGGGCGTAGTCTCGCGGCGTCCAGCGCGCCCGCCCGACGCCGGTCAGGGCGATCAGCGGCCCCGCCCGGCTGTCCTTGGTTTCGGGCGCGCGGAGCCGCTCGCGGCCCCCATCACGGTGCATGGGCCAGCGCCATTTCGCCATCGGCGATCCTCCAGAAATATCGAGTGTCAGTCCGCGCCCAGCAGCGCCCCCGCCTGGGCCGCGTCGGCGAAACGCAGCGGCGCGGTCATCCTCGGCGCCGCCGGATCGTCTCCCGCCCAGGTCCGGCGCAGGCGCGTCGGCGTGACGACATAGGCCGCCAGGTCCGGCCGCTCCGCCATCGCTTCCACCGTCAGGTTCACATGCCATCCGGCCAGCTCCACCGGCTCGCCGTCCGGCGTCGGCGGCGGGTCGAACAACAGGCCGATCCGGTCGATGCTCATGCCGTCCGCTCCCTCAATTCCTCGATGGTGCGCGCCGCCGGCTCGAACGCCAGACGCCGGACATAGCCGTCCAGCGGCGCCGACCCGCCCCGCAACGCCCCGATCCGGCACGCCTTCAGCGCCGGCGCCGCCACGCTCGCCGTCCCGACCAACACCCCGTCGGCGACAAAGGTCCAACCACTGCCTGCCCGGCTCACGGCCCAGCGCACGACCCGCGCGCCAGCCCGCGCGACCGATCCCAGACTGGCGGTCACACCACCCGCCCGCACCTCGGCCGCCAGCCGCCCGTCCGGCAGCCGCCGCACGATCAGCCGCCCGGCGTCATCGTCATGCAGGTCGATCAGCGTCTGATCCGCGACCGCGTCGCCGGTGAACTCCACCTCGCCGCTGACACACATTTCGGTCGCGGACGGCAGGGCCAGCGTCAGCGCATCGGTCCCCCGCGTCGCCGCAGCGTCGGCGGTGACGATCGGACTGGTCGCGCGCGCGCCGTCCTCCATCTGCATCAGGATGAACCAGACCTCGGCCCCCGCCTGGATATCCAGGCCGAACACCCGCGTCGCCTGGGTCAATCCGTTGGCGATCTTGGCCCGCCGGACATAGCCGCCTTCCAGCGCCTCATAGGATCCAAAGGTCTGGGTGGTGCCGAACCGTCCCTGCCCGCCGCCGCGCCAGACCAGCGACACCGCATGGTCCGTCAGATCGCCGACCGGCCCCGGCAGCCGCACCTGCGCCAGCGCGGTCCCGGCCCGGTTGTCCAGATACAGCACCCGGCCGGTCGTCACCCCGGCGTCGATCAACTCCCCGAGCCCCGCCGCCCGCAGCGCCGCCGTATCGTCGACCAGCGCCAGCGTCGCCGCCGCGTCGCCGGTGCGCACCACGCCCGTCAGATCGACCGGCGCGGCGTTTCGGCAGGCGACCTTGTTGGTCCGCTGCCCCTCGATCAGCAGGCCGCGTCCGGTGATCCGAGGCCGTCCCGTGGCGAAGGGCCGCCACCGCCCGTCCGCCTCCTGCGCCAGGCCCGCGCCCACACGACCAAAGGTCACACCCGGCACGGCGTCCAGCGTCGCGTGACGCCGTCCGTCCCGCTCCATCAGACCTTCGGCGAAGCCCAGCCTCACCCCGGGCCCGCCGGCCCCGCGCAGCGCCGCCGCCACGGGACCCAGCTGCTGCGCCGCCAGCATCAATCGAACAGGGCCACGATCTGCTGCGCCGTGGTGCCGGTCGCCAGCACCCGGCGCGTCTGCACCGCCACATAACCCGGCCCGTGCGCCTTCAGCGTCACCGCCTCGGTCCCGCTGGCGGGGATCACCACGATGTCGCCGCCCTGGCCCAGATACAGGGCCTTGGCCACATGGCCCAGGTCCGTCGCGTCGTTCGGCGTCACCGCCTCGGCGCGCCGTGCAGGCGCGCTGGGCGACGGCGCATGGGATTGATAGGCGTCCGGCATCGGGCGTCTCCTTGTCGTTTGAAATCGGTCAAAGCGTTCGCAGCCGCGGCCCCGCCGGGCCGTGCAGCAGCAGATGCGTCAGCGCCCACACCAGGGCGTCCGCGCGGTCGGGACTGTGGCCGGGGCCAGCGTCGGACCCCAGCGCCATCATCTCTTCTTCCAGCGCCGGAAAGGCGTCGCAGTGGACCACCCGGCCCTGTTCGTACAGGGCGGCCACCGGCTCGGCCCGCGCCCGCTTGCCCCGGTGCGCGTGGACCAGTTTGATCGGCGGCTCGCAGCCTGCCTGGGCCAGGATGGCTCGCACCATCTCGCCCCCCTGGTTGGCCTCGGCCAGCACCTGATGGACGCCGAATTCCCTGGCCGTCTCGGCCACCCGACGCCCCCACGCGGCGGGCGACAGCCCCCGCGCCGAACGGTCGGCCAGCACATAGGCCGTGCGGTCCCTGCGTCCCGCCACCACGATCCCGCAGGCGTCGCCGTGGGCGCTGGCCGGCGGATCCACCGCCACCACGATCCGCTCCAGCCGCGCCGGCCGATCACCCCGCGTCCGCGCCAGGTCCTCGGCCCGAAACAGGGCGCCATCGGTCTCGACCACCAGCCCATCCAGCTCCTGCGCCTCCAGCGACGTCCCGCCGTACAGGTCGCGCAGATTGTCCAGAAACCCCGGCGACAGATTCCCGGCGTTGACCGCCGTGGCCATCCGCCCACTGCGCGTCATCGCCTCGGCCATCAGCCGTCGTAGCGCCGGAACCGGTCGGGGCGTCGTCGTCACCACCAGTCGCGGACCGGGCCCCAGCCGCAGCCCGAACCTCAGGGTCTCCAGCACCCGCTCCGGCTCGCGCCAGGCGCAGAATTCGTCGGCCCAGCCCGCATGGAACTGCGGCCCCCTCAGGCTGTCTGCGTCTTCGGCGGAAAAGGCGTAGGCCGTCGCCCCGCTGGTCCAGACCAGGCGTTTGCGCCCGCCCTCCCAGCGCGGCCGGTCGCCAGCGGCCAGGGCCTTCAACCCCGACGGCCCCTCGACCATCACCTCGCGCACATCGTGCAGGGTCGGCCCCACCAGCGCCAGGTTGAACGGCCCCGACTCGGCCACCCGGCTCAGCCAGAAGGCGCCGGCGAAGGTCTTGCCCGACCCGCGCCCGCCCAGCAGCAGCCAGGTCCGCCAGTCGACCAC